AATTACACCTGAGGTACAGACCTCGATTGTGCTTTTGATGGCAGCAGCTACTGTATCTAGATTGTTTTCCTGTAGAGCAAGCAGCAGGGCCTTTTCTTCTTTGACCGTGAATGGTCGGAACGACACTGGTTTCTTGGTTGAAGGAAGTTTAACCGTATATGTCGGGAGGATGATTTTTTTCATAATTTGATCACTTTAGTAGTACTAATATACACATAATGGCCACAATTTGACCATTTAAGTGGTTGGAATGTGTCTAATGGTTGGGATTCGGACACTTATGCGAAAGTGCCACCAAGACCTGACACTATGCTTTGTTTATTTAGGTTCGACTGTAGACCCTGATAGACTTCTGGGTTAGTGTAAGAACTCTTGATTTTGTCCAATTGGGTCTGAGTTGCAATATCAGATGTTGGTTCGGCAATAGAAGTCACCACGGATTCAAAATTGAAAGTCACTGGCAAACTTACCAATCCACCTCCAGCATGGTGTAGAGTAATAGAATTGATGTTCTTTAGTGTGACTCGTTTGTACGAATATGTAAAATTAGATTTACCATTTAGATCAATCAGATGTAGATCAAAGTTTTCTGCCGTAAAGTCATCGGGCCAAGCAAGACTTCTGCGTGAGCTAATGATAAGATCTTTCCACCGTTCAAAGAACTTATGTACTGTGTACGTCTGATCCACATAGAATTCCAGTGTCAATTCTTGGTAATCAAAGTCATAAATAAATTTACGTTTGATGCCGGCTTCAAAATAACCGTCTTGTGTTGAAAAACCAAGCATGGGCGTTTGAGCTGCATTGCAAAATAACGAGAGTTTCTTCACATCATCGGATGAAGCTGTGCCAGATGTATGTAGACCAGGCGGCAGAGTCAGCTCAACATAGAATAGATATGGTCGTGCAATGTTGGCACTTCTAATTAAAGAACTGAATTCTGATAGACTTGGGGCAGTTGACATAAAAGTACCATTAAATAATTAGTATTTAATCCAACAATAAAGATTTTCCAATGGACGCAACAACACAAAATATAGATAAGTCGCACATGTCCTCTTACACAAAGTCAGCTAAGGACATTACCGCGCTGTCTGGTAAGAAGATTCTGGCTTTTCCGTCTACTTTGGGATCTACTGTCAAGGATTCCGAGGGTAATGACTTCAACTATGTAATTATCCGAATCAATACGGTTACAACCGGGTCAAAGCTTAAGGAAGACAAAGAAGTAGGTGATGTACTGGTAGCCTCAGGTGCCGTACAGACTGGAGCAGCTTTTGACATTGGGAAGATCGGCAACACATTTGGTACAAAGAATCAGGCAGACAAAGACCTCATTTCTCGATATGGTACGGCAGCGTCGGCCGAAAACAAGACCGGTTGGACAAAGAAGGTTGGTTTGTCTAAACTTGATCGTGTCATCGTTCTACCTATGCCAGAAGCACATACTGTTCGTACAAGTATTGGATACGATGAAAATGTGGATCAAGGTGAACTTTCTGACATCACGGATTTTGTAAGCTCCATCGGTTCCTCTGCAGGCGCTTCTGCATACCTAGGAAAGGCTGCTTCGGCTATTGCTGCTTCCGTTCTATCCGGCATCATAGATAAAGCAAAATCTGTCGGAGGTGGTGGACCTGGCCAGGGTGCCGATGCAATGCAAACTAAACTTTTAGCAATGGCTAAAGTTGCAACTAACCCAAAGAAGGAAGTGTTGTTTAAAGATATTGGATTCAGAAGTTTTGAATTCTCTTATGTACTATCTCCCAAGAATGTACTAGAATCTACAACGATCCAAGAGATTATTCGTACACTGAGATACTACGCACTACCAGAACTCAACCCAAACAAACTTTTCTATACATTCCCGGCCGAATTTGAAATTGCCCTCATGAAGGGTGGATCTGAAAATCCAGCTCTACCTAAAATTGCCACATGTATTCTTAAGGATGTAGGTGTCCAGTACTCCGGTGGCAATACGTGGGTAAGTTTCCCAGATGGTCTTCCTCCAATGGTGACTTTGACACTCAGCTTCATGGAAATCGAAATCATCGACCGCGGCAGAGTTTGGAACAAAGACTCTGTTATTACATCCGGATACTAAGATGACATATTTTGCTAATTTCCCTTATACAACATTCGAGCTAGGTGGTTCGCAATCCGTTGTGAAAGATATTCTACTCCGTGCTCGTTTCATCTCTGAGTATGCTCCTTACTCTGATCTGTTTGAAGTGTATGAAATTAGCAATGGTGAATCGCCACAGACAATTGCTCTAAACTATTACGGTGCAGCCACATATCATTGGGTCATCATGATCTTCAATGAAATCCATGATCTTGAAGAAGAATGGCCTCGTGACAACTATAGACTTGATGTTTACTGCGATACTAAGTACGGTTCAGATAAAAATGCTATTGCTTACTGGACTGATCCAAAAGGAAATATCTGTGGTGAAGTAAAGTCATATGTGAAAGGTCTGACTTGGGTTCCTCCATCGAATCCAGGCGCTCCAGGTAATTCTTACTACATGCCAATCACATTTGTAAACTACGAAGAAATTCAAAACGAGAAGAAACGCATCATCAAAGTAATGAGACCAGAACTCTTGGGTGATTTTGTGAAACAATTCAATGATGCTCTAAATGGCTGAAAGTAAAAATTCGATCACCACCCCAGGTGAGATAAACATAAAGCGATTCGAGCTTAGATCTGCAAATGGTAAACTATTTGATCTATCTGCGGTCGCCGTCGATCTTACTATCTATGAGGATATTTTCTCAAATACAATGTCCGGGTCGTTGATCATTCAAGATTCTTTGGACTTGATCAACTCACTTCCAATCATGGGTGAAGAAATCTTGTACATAGATCTTCAGACTCCGTCACTTGAGAAGAGTATCACAAACGAGTTTTATGTATACAAACTCACGGGCTTGTCTCAAAAGAAACGTGCCTCTACTTACATCCTGCATTTCTGCTCTCTTGAACTTATAAGCTCAATCAACTCAAAGATCTCTAAGTCGTTCAAGGGTAACATCACTGATACGGTAAAGAATATCTTCGCTGACAAGAGATATCTTGCATCAGGTAAGAAAATTATTTTTGATACTACTGCGAACGACTATCGGTTCATTGCTCCTTACTGGTCACCACTTCAGACAATCAATTGGCTTACGACTAAGAGCTTGAATAAAAACGGTGTATCCAATTTCTTGTTTTACGAGAACAACAAAGAATTCATGTACGTCTCTGTTGATTCTTTGCTCTCAGATAAGCCTGTACGTGACTATGTACTTTCGGATGTGAACTCAACTACCGCGGTAGGTGGCGATATAGATAAAAGATACTCGTTTGTAGAACTTGTAGATATGCCAGTCACATTTGACTACATGAGAAATATGTCAGCCGGTATGTATGGTGGTGTGCTATACACCTATGACATGACAACTAAGAAGATCAAGAAAACCACATATGACTATCTTGATGACTTTTCTAAATCTGCTCATACAAATAAAATACCGCTGAAGTCCAAGAACTTTTTCAACAACCGTGGCTCCAATGTCCAGTTTGCCGAGAAGAATGATTACCTAACTGGTGTTTCCAAATCTCAAAAGATTCATGAAACAATGCTTCAGCGCTCTTCACTGCTAGAGCAAATGCGAGCATTCAAATTCAACATCAAAGTGTTCGGCCGAACCGATATCAAAGTCGGACAGACTATAACATATACGGCACCTAAGCAGCGTGAAATTGCTAAGGATGAAATTCAAGCAGATCCAAACTCTGAATACTTCACTGGTAAATACTTAATCACTGCTATTCGGCACCAGATCATAGCCGGCCAACATCATATGGAAATGGAAATCGTTTCCGACTCATTCGTTAAAGACATCTCAGTATGAACAATTTTTATCTAGGTATTGTAGAGGATCGAATCTCTGACCCGCTTAAACTCGGTAGAGTAAAAGTTCGAGTCTTTGGAGTACACACCGAGTCTCTAGTTGATGTGCCGACTGAAGATCTTCCATGGGCGATCCCATTGATGACTTCTGGTTCTGCCTCGTTATCTGGCATTGGTGATGCAGTACCTCAATATGTCGAAGGCACAACAGTATTCCTGTTCTTTCAAGATGGAGAATCAAAGCAGCAACCAATTATTCTTGGTTCGATGGCTGGAATCCCAATCAACAAGAATCCACTCTCAAATGTCACAGAAGAAATTTCCTCATCTATTGTAGCTCCAAAGGCTACCGTACTTGAAGCATCTAAGAATACTCTTACCGATTCATCTGGTCAATCAGTCGTAGATGGCTCTGGTCAACCAGTTAAGACAACTAGTTCTGATCTTGTACCTCCTTTGGATATCACAGACATGGTAGCCAAATTTGGTGATAATGTCACACTGATGTATCAGACGCTGCTCAATTTTGGTATCAAAGATCCATATGCACTGATTGCTATTCTCTCTAACGTCGCTAAGGAATGCTCATATAAAGTTACTCGGGAAAGTTTGAAATATACGACGACCGAACGGCTTAAGAAAGTATTCCCATCATACTTCGGCTCGATGCCAGATTCAGTTGCAGCTACTTATCTTGGTGATGAACAGAAAGTTGCCAACTATGTCTATGCCAATAGATATGGAAACTCTGATGCCGACTCAAGTGATGGGTACAACTACCGAGGCGGCGGTTTCATTCAGCTTACGTTCAAAGGTAACTATGCTGATGTGGGATCCAAGATTGGTATCGACCTTGCAACTTCACCTTCACAGATTTCTGATCCAAAGATTGCAGCTAAGTCAGCAGCACAATTCTTTATTTCTAAATTCGGTGGTCGCGGTCGTTTAAGTTTATCTAATCTTGTTGAATCACATTCAGCTGTAACCAAGAAGGTAAATCCTGGTGGCTTTGCCATGGATTACCCAAAGGTCGTTACATACTCCAAGCTTTGCAAGATCATTGATGATACGGCAGTCACAGAGAAACAAGCAACAGAAGAAATTGCCAAACCAAATAATCCAACAAACGATGTAAACAGTTCTGCTACACAAGAACAAATCAATTCTGGTACGGCTTCAAAGAACAAACCAGTAGGTGGTGGCACGGGATTTAAAGATCCATCAGGTAAATATCCTCTTACTGCTCTACTGAATGAACAGGATGTTTCTAGACTTGCACGCCGTAATGTAGCTGGTACTTCAATTGAGATCAGAAATGCCAAGAAAATTACTGGTATCAAGAACGTTGGTGGTTCTACATTCGATGAACCAGCTCCAGCATACAATGCAAAATATCCGTACAACAAAGTCCACACAACCGAATCTGGCCACACAGTAGAGTTTGATGACACTCCCGGTAACGAGCGCATCTCTCAGTTCCACTCTGCAGGTACTTACACCGAGATTGATAAGTATGGCAATACGGTTAACAAGATAGTTGGCGACAAATACTCGATCACAGAACGTAACGGCTATATCTACATAGAAGGTACAGCTCGAATCTCTATTGGCTCGGATGTCAAATTATATGTAGCCGGTAACATGGATGTTGAAGTCGATGGCAATCTAAACTACAATGTAGGCGGCTCGGTTAACTGGAAAGTTGGTGGTGATTGCATCCAAGGAATTGGTGGTCGTAACTCTACTAAATCTTCCGGTCCTACGGATA